AGTGGTACTAGTTTTGTGAAATTACCTACAACTACTCTTATACAAGAGTTATTTCCTTCATAGTCTGTTCCATATTTTGCTGATTCAATATTCATAATATTTCCCTATAATTCTGCATCAGCAACAATGGAAGATGATGCGTTTTGCGTTGATAAATTACAGCCATGACCTTGCGTTCCACTTACACCTTCATTTGTACAATCTAAAGCAGCCCCATTAGGTGTTGCCCTTTGCACAGCAGTAAATGTATTAAAACTGTCACCTTGAGCACCTGCATATGCAACATAGTAATCTGTACCAGTCGCAATTGTAACAGTTGGGGCTGCCCTCATTGTAACAGGAAAACGAATGTCTGATGTAATTAGATTAGCTGTATAATAAGCACCCATAGCAAAACTTTTAGGAGTACCCCTTGCAAGTTCGTAAAAATACCTCTGACACAAAGCTAGTTCTTCCCCAAATGACCTATGCTCAAATGGTGTGGCTTGTGAGCCTACTTCCATCTGTAAGCCAGTAAGAAAAAACTCTCTGTCTGTGCTATCAAAAAATGATGATATACCTGCTGCACGATTTGCTGCTGTAGTATGCCAAGTAGTGCCTAGAGAGCCACCTCCATAAGTTGAACCTGAATGAAGCCAAAAGAACATCCTTAAAGAAGTTGCATTATCATCATCAAAAGTACCAGTTGTATCAGCAGGAAAAGTTAATATTACTCTATTCCAAGATGTTGTGACGCTAAATGATTGTGATACGCTTCTGTCATTATCATTATCAAACAACTCTACAGCATATGTGGCACTTGCATTACCTTTTACATAAAAAGAAACAGTAACTTTTTCTGCATCACTTGTTCCCTTTTTCATTTGTTGTACATCTTGTCCTTCAAAATCTTGATGAAGTAATAAAAACTCACCTGCTGCGATAGATGTATCTGCTGTTGTGCAGTCTAATTTTAAAGCATTTGCAAATCCGGGCAAGTCTGTAACTGCAACTTGTGACATAGTCAAGCGACCTGCTGTGCCACTCACAGAAATTTTTTGTCTATCTACTGTAAAGTAGCCACTACTTGCACCTATTCCAGTAGAGCTAGTTCCTCTCTGTGCCACTTGCATTGCACCATTATACGCAATATTCCTTCGCCCACCAATCTGACTATTGGTTAGGACTTCACCCATCTTTGCTAATTCTGCTGCTTTGGTCATGCTAAGTCTCCGAAATAATTTACTCCACCAATTTCTCCACTATCTATGTCTCTTAAACCAACATAAGGCTCTATTACTGACATAGCTGCACTTGTAGTTGTAAAGTTTCCATCTGAATTATAACCACCTACAACCCTATTGTAAGCATGACACCCAGCAGAATATGTTGAATTAGCCATATTACTAGTAAAATTAAACTCTGGTCTTCCTGTTCCATTATCCGTTAATGAGGCTATATTAAAATCATCTGTAAGAGAAAAACCACCAGAAAAATTTGCCCAAGCCTTTGCTGTACCCTGATTAATGGTACTCATAGCAGTTGAATTATTACTACTTGCATCTGTTAATGTGTTTACTCTTAATATACTAGCCATTATGCGAGGTCTCCTAATCTTGCTACCCAAACTGCATCTAAATCTGTAAAATTGCCATTAGAAGATGAATCAGCATTATAATATACATGAAAAGTATACGAGCCTGTTACTTGAGTTAAGGCTTGATGTTGACTAATAACAGTTCCTGCTCTTGATTGGTCTGCTACATTGGTAGTGGTGTTTTGAACATTAGAAGTATGCCCAAGACAAGGAGAACCTTTTGCTGATGAAAAAGAGTTTGTATAAGTTGTGGTATGGTCACCAGTTGCGTTGTCTGTTGCACTACTTTGGTTAAAGCTATCATGAGTGGAAAATGTACCTTGTGATTGGAATGAAGTCCAACTCTTAGTCAACCCTTGTTGTAGGCTAGTTGTTGTACTATTGCCTTCACCTGTAACAAGTATAGAACCTGCTGTGGTTACACCTGT